CAGAGATCCGCAGCGTCATGGATCGCATCGTCGCAACTGATGATCAGATTCGCGCCGCCGAGCAGGTAACCCAGGCCATACCGCTCTTCGACTCAGCCAAGAAGGCCGGCATGAGCGAAGAGGAATTCACTGCCTACCGAAATCAGGTCGAACTGGCCCACGCCGAGGCAGCGAACACTGTCGAGCAGCAGGTTATTCGCGAAGAAGAGCGTCGCCGAAGCAAATGGTGGGGTGAGGAATCGGCGCGTATCGCCAATGAGGTTTCCGAAGAGTTGGACACCATGCCCGAGTACCAAGCGATCCGAGCGCTGCGCAAAGGGATCATGCCCGACGGCACCCAACAGAACATCAAGCTTCAGGGTTCGGAGATCAAAGAGCTGTACGGCACGGCTGTTCTGCGGAAGTTGGCTTTCATGCACGGGAAGGATGGCGTGCCGATGGACATTGCCGCGCAGATCCTGGGCTTCAACTCTGGCGACGAGATGATCAAGGCGATCCTTGGCGCTCCGCCGCGTGGCGAGGCAATCAAGGCCGAGACAGCGCAGCGCATGTTGGAGCGTCACGGTGCCAGGGCTGATGGTGTTTCGACTGAAAAGGCCATGGCCGCCGTGCACAACGAGAAACACGGAGCTGTTCTGTTGCGCGAGCTTAATGCGCTGGGCAAGCAGGGCAATCGGAAGAACATCACGACGCAGCAAGTCCTGAAGATGGCCGCTGAGCGGATCATGCAAGAGCGCAAAGTGCGCGACATTCAGCCGTTCGAGTATCAGCGCGCCGAAGGCATGGCCGGGCGCCGGGCGTTCGAGGCGGCCGCCAAGGGTGATCTGGCGGCGGCGTATGAAGCCAAGCAGCAGCAGCTGTTGAACTTCAACCTGTGGCGGGAGGCCCGCAAGGCTCGCGAAGAGATCGACGCCATCGTCAACCGCATGGCCGACTTCAACAAGTCCAGTCGCCGGGAGAAGCTGGGCAAGGCTGGGCACTCGTACCTGGATCAAGTCGACGCGATCATGGAGCAATACGAGTTCCGCGCCGTGAGCCTGCGAGATCTCGATAAGCGCGTTTCGTTCGCCAAGTGGTATGCCGATCAGCTGGCCGCCGGCAATGAGCCCGACGTTCCTGAGTTCGTGCTAAACAATGCGCAAAAGGTGAATTACAAAGATCTGTCGCTGGCGCAACTGTCGGAGCTGAATGACTTCGTGCAGAACGTCAACCACCTGGCCGGCCTGAAGAACAAGCTGCTGGCCAACAAGCGCCTGAAGGATTTCACCGAAGCCAAGGACGAACTGATTCGCGCTGCACGGGAGAACCTGACGAAGCGCGACAAGCCTCCGATCGACAAGGGGACGCGCAGTCTGTTGGAAAACATGAGCGACTGGGCTGGCAGCATGTCTTCTGCGCTGCTGAAGATGGAGCAGATTGTCCAGTGGCTGGACGGCGGCGACGTTGAAGGCCCGTGGCACACGACTTTCTGGCAACCATTCGTTGACGCGCAGATTGCCAAGGACGATCTGAATCGCGAGTTCACCCAGGAACTGATGGGCAACGTCGACAAGTACATTGCGGCCCGTGGCCAGCGCGCCATGCGCGAACAGATCCATATCCCCGAGATCGGCCAGCCACTTACCCGCAATGCGATCATCAGCGCCGCGCTGAATACCGGCAACGCCAGCAACCGCAAGAAGCTGCTGGACGGCTACGGCTGGACCGAAAACCAGCTCGCCGGGATTCTGCGGCAGATGAACAAAGATGATTGGGAGTTCGCCCAGTCGCAATGGAGCCTGGTGGAAAAGCTTTGGCCGCAGATCGAAAAGCTGGAAAAGGATCTGCACGGCGTGGCGCCTGAGAAGGTCGTGCCAACGCCCGTCAGCACCGAATTCGGAGAGTTCAGCGGCGGCTACTGGCCGCTCGTGTACGACACCAGCTCGCCGGAATATGCCCAGGTCGCCAACAACCTGACCGATAACACCGGTCTGTTCGAGCAGGGTTACGCCAAGGCAACCACACCGAAGGGTCACACGAAGGCACGGGTCGATTCCTTTGCTGCGCCGATCATGCTCGACACCGGCATTGTGGCCAGCCACCTGGGCCAAGTGATCCATGACCTGACGCACCGGAAAGCGATCATGGACGCGGCCAAGATCATCAGCAACAAGGAGATCAAGCAGGCACTCAATGAGACGTTGGGCGAGAACATCGCCAATCAGTTCAACCCATGGCTTCAGGGCGTGGCCAACGACATGGTGATGGACAGCAAGAAGGGCATCGACGCCTGGACCAATCTTTCCAGCACCTTGCGCGCGAACCTTTCCGTCGGATGGATGGGGTTCAGCGCAACAACCGGCATTCAGCAGATTCTCGGTTTCTCCCAAAGCTGGGAGCACCTGGCGCAGCTCGGCGCGCGCAAATACCTGCCGCAGGGCATGCTTGAGTTCGTGACCAACCCATTCAAAACCATCGAGTTCGTCAAGTCGATATCCGGTGAGATGCGCAATAGGGATGCCAACCTCGACAACAACATGCGCGAAGTGCTCAAGCGAATCAGCGGCAAGGCCGGTCCGAAGGCGGTGATCCAGAGGCTGGCGTTCAAACACATCAGCGTCATTCAGTCGATCGTCGACTACCCGACCTGGCTGGCGGCGTATCACAAGGGCATGGCCGACGGCGAAACGCTGGACACTTCCATTGCCATGGGTGACCGCGCCGTGCGGTTGTCGCAGATGTCTGGCGGCCCCAAGGATCTGGCGGCAGTGCAGCGCAAAGACGGACTGATGAAAGCGCTGACGATCGTCTACAGCTACTTCAATCTGCTGTACAACCGTCAGGCGGATCTGGTGCATTCGATGAAAACGGCCGAAGGGGTGAAGGACTACCTGAACGCTTTCGAGCGGACCATGTTCCTGATCGTGATTCCGGCCGTGGTGGCGCCTTTGATGACCGGTCACGGTCCAGACGATGATGAGTCGTGGGCGAAGTGGATGGCGCTCAAGGTAGCAACTTACCCGCTGATGTCGATCCCGCTATTGCGTGATGTGGGCAGCAGTCTGGAAAGCGGGTGGGCCTACTCGGGCGCCACTCCGATCGGCGACGTTTTCAAGTCGGCGACCAAGCTTGCGGCCGCCGCAGGACAGGATGAGGTCGACGCCGAAAAGATTACAATGTCTACGCTTGACGTAGTTGGCATGGGCTTTGGCCTTCCGTCTGCGCAGCCGAAGCGCACACTGAAATATCTTTTCAGCGTTGGTCGTGGCGAACAGCAAGATGCGAGCACGGTTGAATTTATCCGGGGGCTGATGTTTGGTCCGCCAAAAGAAGCCAAATAGAGGGCGCAGACGTGACAGTAACGACAACGCTTGACCGCGAATACTTTCCAGGCAACGGGGTTGCAACGAGCTTCCCGTTCAACTTCCGTTTTTTTACCAACGATCAGATATTTGTAAGTCTGATTGCGGCGGATGGGACCGTTACGCCTCAAACAATCACCACAAATTACACGCTGAGCGGCGCAAACTCGGCAGGCGGCGGCATCGTGGCAATGCTTGTTCCGCCGCCGCTCACGACGACATTGTTTGTCCAGCGGATCGTATCGCTGGATCAGCCGACATCAATCCGAAATCAGGGGGCGTTCTTCCCTGAGATCCATGAAAACGTGTTCGACCGGTTGACGATGCTTATTCAACAGCTCGTCGGCAGGATTGGGCGGTCCCTTGAGTTTCCAGCATCCGACCCTTCGACAATAAGCACGACGCTGCCTCAGAACATAGCAAGAGCAAACAAGGTTTTGGCGTTCGATTCGCTGGGTGATCCTGTAGCTTCGAACATGACTCTTGCCGAGTTGGAGCAGCAACCGTCAAATGCTGCTGCGTCTGCAGCGGCTGCGGCAGCGTCGGCTGTTTCTTCTGCTGTTTCCGCTGCTGCTGCTTCCGGATCCGCCAGTGATGCCTCGGACTCGGCCGCTGATGCCGCTGCAATTGCTGCTTCGTTAACTGGTGCTGCTGTGTTTTTACATGCGGTCCAATGGTGGGGTGGTGTTAGAGCTGCTATCCCGGCCGGATATGTTCCTGCGGATGGCCAGACCTTAAGTCGTGCGCTTTATCCAGACGCCTGGACCAGCATTAACTCCGGAAACATGCCGACGGTTTCGGATGCCACTTGGCTTAGCACTGTTGGCGAGCGTGGCAAGTACACCGCAGGTGATGGATCTACTACTTTCCGTGTTCCTGACTACAACGGCAAATCTGCTGGCGCTATCTCTGCCCCGTTCCTCCGTGGTGATGGTGCTCGTACTGGTGGTGCGCCTGGTGTTATTCGTCAGGATCAGTTCCAGAACTTTGCAATCCAAGGTACTTACATCAACGTTGGTACTGCACTCTCTGGCAGCTCCTACTCTGGCAACACTAGTACTGCTGGTGGCCCGGGTGGAACTTCTATCACTATCAATGCTTTGATCTCAGATGGTACTAACGGGACCCCTCGTACTGGTATCGAGACACGCGGCACTGATATCGTAGGTTGCTTCATTATCAAGCTGTTCGGGGCTGTTACCAATCAGGGCGCGGCGGACGCTGCTTTGCTCGCAACAGAACTTGCCGCGCTTACCAGCCGAGTCACTACGCTTGAAAATGGAAGGCCGTTTTCTCGAGAGTTTATAAGCACTGAACAAACCTATTCACTTGGTGGGAGCCTTACTCTTCCTCACGGAATGGGTGTTTCGCCAAAGCTGCACACAACGAACTTTATTTGTAAAACAGCAGAGGCTGGATATTCGGTCGGTGACATTATTACTTTGCCTGCGACGCAAGATGCTACCGCTACATATGGAGTTATGGCTATTCCAGACGCT